TTCCAGACCGACGTAACCGAGCCCCACTTTGATCTCATCGAATACTCCCGTTTGTCTGTCATGTTGGTTTACGATTACGACGAATTGGGAGTTGGGATTGGGGCCGATGAAACAGTCGACGTGGTCGCCGTCGGCGCCGAGGGTTCGGCGGATGTAGCCATACTGATAGGGGAGGACCACCGACCACGGACGGCCCGCCTTATCGACTCCCGAGCGGACCGTGCCTTTTCGGTTTTCGATCGTGAGGGGCAAGCCTTGGAAATGGAGGCGGTCCTTAGCATAGTTTCCGGCCTCCTTTTGGGCGTCAGTTGGTCGGGGCATGGCATTAGCAACCCCAGCGGCTGCGGGCCGCCTTACCGCGCTCGCCGGTCCAGCCTTGGCTACGGGCGCAGAAACTTTTCTTACGGGCCGCGTCGGCATCCGACTTTGGGTTCGGTGCCGGGGCCTTGAGATTGCTTCCCGTTTCGCGGTTGTATTTCGCGCGGCCTTTCGCGGTTAGACCCGCCCCGCGGGACACCGGCAATTTTTCGCCGCGCCCGACGCTCAGGTTGGCCGTGAACTCGGTCAGGCGCGCCGAAATGGCGACGAGTCGGGCGAGGGGATTCATTGGTCGTCCTTCGTGGCCGCCTCGGGCTTTCCGCCCGGTTTCCCCGGACCGGCCGGAGTCGCGGGCATGTTGGCCTTGACCGCGAGGGCCTGCACCGTCGGGACGACGGCCTCGGCGATCTCGGGCAGGAACTCGTAGACGGTGATGAGGAGTGTCACGGCCTCCTCGCGGGGGATGGTGCCGTTGGCGACCGACTCCAGGAGGAGGGTGAGGTTCTTGACACCGCCGTCGCCGAGTTCGGCCACGGTCGGGTTGGACGGGGGCTGGGCAGCAGCGGCCACGGCGGCAAGCTGGTCGGTCGCACCCGGGAAGCGAGCCGAGGCGAGCATCTCCATCGGGATCGAGGCCGCGGCGGCGCGGTCGCGGGCGATGGTGATCTCCTTGACGTTCTGGTCGACGAGGTCCTCGTAATCCAAGCCCTGCTCGCCCGCGATCTGGCTGGCGGTCTTCAGCCCATAGCTGAGGAGCTGGATATTGGCGTCGGTGTCGTAGCCGGTGTCGGCGGTGAGGCGCGGGCCGAACTGCCAGCGGCGGCCTTTCCAGTTGGGGGTCTCGGGAATTTCCTTCAGCGCGATGCCGTTGTTCAGCACCTCGTCGATGGCCTTGTCGAGCAGCTTGCTCGTGAGGATTTCCTGGAACCGCTGGAAGGTGCGGTCGAGCTGCTGGGCTTCGAGGCGCACGGTGGCGCCGCCGAACGACGCCATGTTGAAAAAGCCGTAGGGCGTATTCAGGCCCATCGCGATGTCGCGGATGGCGCTGTCGATGAAGGCAGTGAACGCGCCGCTCGGGCGGTTACCCGTGCTGAAGGTCTTGACGTCCTCGTTTGGCTTCAGGCGGAGGAGCTTGTTGCCCTCGACCGTCGAGGAGGGTGCGCCTGCTACGGTCTGGCCGTCGAACATCCCGGCGCTGCCCGAGGCGCCCCGCGCCATGGGGTCGCTCACGGTGATAACGCCTGCGATACTGGCGGCCCACTTGGCGGCGCCGCTCTCGAACTTGAACATTTCGTAGAGGTCGCGCGCGGGGCCGACGATCGGGGCAAGCCAGGAAACGCCCCGATACTCGTCGGTGCGGAGGGGCTTGTGCAGGAAATAGAACTGGCTGGCCGGAACTTTGCAGTCGAAGATGTAGCGGCTGGCCTGGCGCTCGCGGCGGTAGATGTCGTATTCGACGGGGCGGCCCATCGGGTCGATGAAAATGCCTTGGACGTAGTCCTCTTTGTTCTGCATCGAGACCGTGTTCGGGTTGCCGATGCGGTCGGCTTCGATGCACTGGAGCTGGAGCTTCGGACCGGTGCGGACCATGCGGTAGCCAAAATCTCCGTCGCGCAGCATCGAGCGGAAGCCCAGCTCGACCAACATGCGGAAATTGTGCCGGCCGGTGATGTCGGCGACGTTCTGCATCCAGTTCTGGACGTAGGACTCGTAGACGCTGTCGACCTGATCGTCCCCCGTCTGAGCTTGGTAGCGAATCTGGCCGCACGTGTATTGCGCCATGCGGTCGAGGGCGCAGCGGATCACGGGCATGTTGCGCTCCAAGTCCCGGCCCTCCCAAATCATCTTCAGGCGGTCCTGGGCCATGCGCGGGGTTTCGCTACCGGCGTTCTTGGCCATGCCGCCGGAACTGCCGCGGGCGCCATCCGGGTGCGCGCCGTCGTAGCCGAAGTTCACCAGCCGGCTCCGGGCGACGGCGCGTTCGAGGGCGATTTGGGGTGCGACCGAGGCGAGGGCGCGCTCCAGGAAATTTGGCCGGGTGGGAGTCATGTCGGGTGCGAGGGCGTCAATCAGAGGAAGCCGGGATTGGCGGCGGCTTTGGCGGCGCTGATCCGCCAACGCCGATCGTTCCACTTCCCCAGCACAACGTCCCGGCGCTTGATGAAGTCCCCTTGGGCGGCGTGGAGCGTCTGCTTCTCGGCAGGAGTCCGGGGAGGTGGGGCGGGGGCCTTCGACACGGCCTTGAAACGGGGGTCGAACGACTCGGGATCGGGGGTTTGGTTCGTTACGGAGTAGCTCTTGGGCCGCTTGGCCATGGACTGGTAGACCCGTTCAGCCCTGGAGGAGACCGAACTGTCGCTAAACAAGGCGCCTCCGGGGCTCTGACGGAGAACGTCTCCGTAAAGTTTTTTGCCGAGACCCATGCCCCGGAACTTCGGGTCGACCCAGCTCGATTTGATCGAGTCCGCAGACCCCCCGGCATAGGTCTCCATACTCCCGACGGTCTTGTCGCCGAGGCGCATCCGGTGCCGGGTTATCATCGGGTCCGCCGTCGGCCTGCTCACGAGCTTGATCCGCCCCCGCAAGGCCGAAGCGAACTCGATGCGGTCGCTGATTGCCTGGAGTCGGGAGAGGGTGGTCATACGCCGGAGAAGTCAGCGGTGCCGTGGCGCACGAACGTGGTTTGGGTGCGCTCCCCAGTGACCTGAGTCGCCGCGGAGAGGCGGTCGCGCATCTCGGCCGTCGAGCGGGCGTAGGAACGGCCGCCCTCGGTCTGCGCCGAAAACGGGTTACGGATTTGGGTGCGCAGCCACGTGACCTCCGACGCGAGATCGACGTCGGAGTAGCCGCGATAAACGATGAGCCAGGTGTCCTCCACGTGAAGGCGGGAACCGTCAACCCGCGGACAGGTCCTTGAGGACCGGGGCGAGAATTTTCATCAGCTCTTTCCGGTAGGCCGGGGTGAACTTGCTGTCGGCCGCGGCTTGGTAGTCGCGAACGTATTGGCGCGTGGTCTCCAGGAACGAGCCCGTGCCCTTGTCGTTGGGTTCTTCGAGGTGGGTGGCTGTCGCCTTCCGCATCCGCTCCCGGAGGGCTTTGATCGACAGGCCGCCCTCAACGGCAAGGTCGATCCACTTGTCGTAATCCTTCGGCTCCGACCGACCGACGATCTCCTGGGCATGGCCAAAAGTCAGCCGTTCACGACGTCGTGAAAGCGGCAGGGCGGTGCAGACATACTTGGAGTTGGCGAGGGTGCCGTAGCTGACGCCGATTTCGGTGGCGAGCTTCTCGTAGAGCCCATCGGGCACCTGCTTGGCGCCCTTGGCGTTGGTGTAGAACTGGTCGCCGTAAGCGAAGAAATCGCCGAGAATCCACGAAGTAGCGCCGGCCAGCTCGCCGATCTTCGTCCCGATACCCAGCCACTCGTCGCGCGAGAGGCCCTCGCGAAGGGTGAGACCGCGGCGGGTGACGGTGCAGCTGGGCGGGAGAGGAATCAGTTCGGTGTTCATGGTTGTGGTTTTCCGAGGCGGAGGGGACTGCGATTGGTTTCCGCATAGCGGCGGCTCGCGTGTTCGGTCTTGTTGTTGGCGTTCACTCCGAGGTGGAGCTGTTGCCGAATTTCTTTGGTGCGCTTGCTGATCGCGGCCTTCGTGAGGCCGTTGGCCGCCGCGACGCTCGTCATGGTCGCGGACTCCAGATCGGCGTCGCCCAGGGCCAAAAAAAGGCAGTCGACGGTGACCCGGCAGCGGGCCTTGGCGCGGATGAAGGAGATGAGCCGGCGGGCGAACTCCATCTTGTCGGCGATGGTGTCGACCTTCGCGCGCTGCACGGGGGTGGCCTCGTGTTCGTCGATCTCGTCGAAGGGGAACGGCTCGGAACACGAAATAGAATTCTCGTAGACCATTCGAAGACAACTGTTGAAACCTGTTGTCTAATGCAATAGGTATTTGTCTTAAATCGACAACAAGCCCGTCGCGCAGGCGCCGACGAGGGCCTGGCGGAAGGTCGAGCCCCAGTGATCGTCCGGGCGCTTCTGCATCCACTCGGTTTTGATTTCCCCGTTGGTGCCCTCCTTGTCGAGGCGCTCGTAGGCGGTGAGCTGCATCTTGTAGTCGTGCAGCTGGTCGGCGTCGTTGGGGAGTTCCAGCGCGGGACCGTTGCCCCGCATGGTCGCTTCGGCGCGGTCGAGCATGGCTGACTTGCTGAACAGGAGTTGGCGGATCGGACGGACTAGGTTCTGCTGCTTCAGCCCGAGGAAAGGGTCCACAAACGACCACGTGAACGGCTGGCGCACGCCCTCGACGAGGTAGTGCGCGGCCTTATCGCCTTTGCAGGCTTTCCAGGCGTAGTTCCCGTCGGGTAGGACGCCCGACTCCATGACGTAGCCGTAGACCTCCGCGGCCCACTTGCCCGAGTCGATGAGCACGTTGGTGGCGGCGACTTTGTGGTCGGTGGCGATGCTGCGCAGCTCCTCGACGCTCCAGGCTTTGCCGAATGAAATCACGCGCTGGGCGCCTCCCACGGCGAAGGCGTGGACGCTCCAGTAGAAATGCCGGCCGCCTTTGCCCTGGACGTCGACCGACAGGAAGCGCCGGGCCTCCACGAAGGGCTTGCTGAAGTCGGAGACGCGGTCGTCGATGTAGCCCTCCGTCTTGGCGAAGCGCAGCTTGTCGTTCCAAGGCTGGCCGAGGGACTCGGTGATGAAGGCTTTGAGCGGCTCGTGGTTGCCGAACTCCAGCGCGTTCTGCGCTTTGATGAACTGTTCCACGAGCGAGCGCCACTTCACCCACGGCGGCAGGAGTTTTGACCACGTGTAGCTGACGAGGTGGGGCGGGGCGATCGGGTTGTGGCTGACCCATACGCCCCCGGCCGCGAGTAAGCGGCGCGTACGCGGGTGGTCGGCGTGCATGAACCCGCACGTCGGGCAGACGTAGCGCAACTGGGGCGACAGAATCTCCAGGTCCCACTTGCCCTCCGCGCTCCGGGCGCCCGGGACCTCGGACCACTTCACGCATTGGTGCGTGACCGGGTGCTCGGCCTTCAGCTGCCCGAACTGGAGTTCCGCGCGCACGCCGCACGCCGGGTTCTGGCAGGGGACGTGGTAGCGGTTCTGGCTCCCTTCGAGAAACTCCTGGTGGACGGTGTCGTGCTCCTTCTCCGGCGTCGTGAGGATGACAATACGCGAGTTCCACCACGTGGTCGGTCGGCTCTTGGCCATGGGCAAAGCCCAGTCCGGCCAGTTGCGCACCTCGTCGCAGAGCATGAAGCGGCGGCTGCGGCTCTGGAGCTTCGCCTTCGAGTTGGCGCCGACGGCCTCCAGCATCATCGTCGGGAACAGGATTTCCATCGACTTTGCGAGGGTGCGCTCGTCGGGGATTTGCTTCGCGACCGGCGGGCAGAGCCGGAGCGCGGGCATGAGGCGCTCGTTGCAGAATTTGAGGGCTTCCTCGTCGCTGCTCGTAATCCACATCGTGGGCGACGGGTCCTCGGCGACGATCCAGCAGAGGAGGGCCAACATCGTCTCGGTCTTTGACGATTGGGCGGAGCACAGGACAGTGATCTGGCGGATCGCGTTGTTCGCGAAGTCCTCCATGAGCTGCTTTACCCACGGGGAGGTCGCGCTCCTCCACTTGCCAGGCATCGCACTCACCGGAACGGTGTAGTTTTCCTCGCACCAGACCCACGGGGGCCGCATGTCGGCCGGCTTCCAAGCGAGCTGGGCCGCGTGAATAACTGGATTCATGGTCACGCGCCGACCGCGAAGACCAGCACATTCACCGGGGCCGTGTTGGCGCGGATGTAAAAGGTCCCGGTCGTGGGTGCGAAGACGGCGAAGCGGCCGACGATGATCTTGGCGATCTTCTTGGTCATCCCCACGTCGAGGGCGACCTCGACGTAGTTCGACGTGTCCGCGTGCTTGAGGATCAGGAGCGTGGGCGTGCCGACGAGATCGCCAAGGTTTACGAGTTCCGCGGACGTGCCGACGATCTGGATGCGGCTCGTGACGGTGCCGTAGGTGGCGTCGGTCTTGCTGCCGTCCGCCTGGAACACGGTGGAATTTTTCGAGACGCGGGCGGTGGCG